AATCCTCAAAAAAGTAGCACTATGAGTTTTTTCGATTCAGAAGTAGTTCGGGCAGAAATGGCAGAAATTGCGGATCTCCAAGAGGAGGTTTATTCCAATGTTTTCAAGTTTCCTCGTATGTCCAAAGAGGATCAATTATATCATGTTGAGGTTTTGGAAAAATTATTAGATAAGCAAAGAGTTCTTTATACTCGTTTAAGTTTATCTGATGATCCAGAAGCTAAACAAATGAAAAGACAAGTAGAAGAAAGTGCCAAACAAATGGGACTTCCCACTAATGTCGATATGAACATCTTATTTGCCAATATGAATAATATGGTAAGTATGATGAGACAGCAGATTGACAAACAATCTACTCCTTGATACAATAAAGGTACACAAAAGCCAAATCTAAAAACAAATTAAATGTCATTTAAAGACCTAAAAAAGCAATCCTCTCTAGGATCATTGACTTCTAAATTAGTCAAAGAAGTGGAGAAGATGAATACTGGTGGAGGTGGTGATGATCGCCTTTGGAAACCAGAACTTGATAAAACAGGAAACGGTTATGCCGTTCTCCGTTTCTTACCAGCACCAGAAGGTGAGGATATTCCGTGGGCAAAAATCTATTCCCATGCATTCCAAGGACCAGGTGGTTGGTACATTGAAAACTCTTTGACCACAACAGGTGGCAAAGATCCAGTTTCCGAATATAATCGTGAACTCTGGAATAGTGGTAATGAGTCAGATAAGGATGTAGTTCGTAAGCAGAAGCGTAAGCTCTCTTACTATGCAAACATCTATGTTGTAAAAGATCCAACAAATCCTCAAAATGAAGGTAAAATTTTCCTTTATAAGTTTGGGAAGAAGATCTTTGATAAGGTTATGGAAGCAATGCAACCAGAGTTTGAGGATGAAACTCCAATCAATCCTTTTGACTTCTGGCAAGGTGCTAACTTCAAATTGAAGATCGTTAAGAAGGATGGTTACTGGAACTATGATAAGTCAGAGTTCGATAAAGTATCACCATTGCTTGATGACGATGATGCACTTGAAGCATTGTGGAAGAAGCAGTATTCACTCACTGCTGTTACCGCACCAGACCAATTCAAGTCATATGATGACCTGAAGAAGCGTTTGGATTATGTTTTAGGGCAGAAGCAACCTTCACGTCGTATAGACGAAGAGGTAGCAGAGGAAGATAACAGTCGTGGTTCTTATGCACCAGACTTTAATGCTCGTAAAGAACCAGTAGCTGCAGTTGCATCTGCTAGTTCAGATGAGGATGATGCTCTTTCTTATTTCCAAAAACTTGCAGAGGAATAATTAGGAATATAATCTAATATTTTCCCCTCTTACTAAGGTTTCACTCAAATACTGGGTGGAACCTTCTTTGTATGTCATGGATTCTTCCATGTCATTCAGAATAACGTTTATATATTCTGCTTTGAGAACATAGATATTTCTTTTTTCGTCTTCAATTTTATTTTCATAGTCATAATTAGTTATTTCAGTTGTTATATTTGATGCAGTTGTGTAGGATTCAAGGTCAGCATCATAAAATTCGATAGAATAGTTTTGAGGTACTTTTAATCCTTTTGGAACAATAATTGCGTTATCTGTATTTCTTACTTCTTGAGTTTCATAGTGGTGAATCGCATGAATTTGTTCTTCACCTCCATATTTTTCAATTAAAAAATTATAGAAAGATTGATGATTAAGAGGCCATTCAGTTTGTATATTAGTAATATTATTGGAAAGGAGAATAACCCAATCTAAGGTTTCATCATCATATACTTTAAATGCAACATTATCAGGACGATCATCCCCTACAATTTGATACTTTGTAAAATAGGTTAAATCATTAAAAATATCATTCTTCAATTTACCTCTTTTAAAGAGGTTTTTTACTTTTTGATATTCTGAGATTTTTTTAGTGTCAGCAGTGCGACTAACATATTCAAAATCTGGAATATTACGGAAATAAGCTGGCATTTTAGTAACCTATTACTTGGTCTTGATTTTCATCTAAATCTTTATAGTCAGTATCATATATAGGATCGAGTTCACCGAATGATAGAGTCATTTGATATGCAGTCATGGTTCGGAATGGATCCTCATAAGTCATATAAGTGTTATTAGGAGTATATTGAATATTACAACTGAGAAGAGCACATGTTTTAATTATATTGATGGATGGATGTACTATTTCTTGTCCTTGAGTATTGAAGGTTTGATATTGTATATCAAAAACATTAGGTGCTTTAAGGAAAACATTTGATGCTGTTGTTTTAACTGACATACCTTGCTTAAAGAACCTAATAATTTTTCTTACTTGATCTGCTTCAGTTGCATCTCTGGGTGATAATGTAAATGTAAATGCGAAATTTCTTAATGAAGGCCCACCAAAAAGCATTTCTAAGTTGGGGTTAAGAACTGCACCTGTGGCCCTTGAGAGGAGACCTTGAGCACCGACTGCTCTTTGTGCAAGATAAACATTAATTGCATTTCGTATATCACTTCCTGCTCCTGTTGCCATTTTCTGTGATGCATCTCTTATTGCTCCAGCTGCAGTTCCAAAAACATCCGTAATACCTTGACCCTCTGCTACACCTTGGAATACTCCTAGTGCTCCTGATGCACCCAGTGCCTGAATTGGGTTAAGAGTTGCTCCTTGCCAATCTACTCTATTTGTATCTTCAATCCCTGTGACAATGGGAAGAGTTACTGAACCGTTTATCTTTGTTTTTTTCTTTTGAAATTGTTTAACTCCTGAATCAATAGTAGCTTCTATTTTAGTTCCTTCAGTGTATTTTTGAGTAAATCTAACTCTATCTTGTTTATTACTACTTAAATCTTCTGGATAATAATAATTGCCATAAGATTTTCTTCTATCCCCTTTAATTTCTATATCAATTGTTGAATAAGTGTACTGATAAGGTTTTTTTTCATTTTCTTTTGTTACATTAGTATTCTTATCGTTATTATCCTGAGCATTATTGCTCAACCCAAGATTACTAAGAAATTTAGTTCGATCTTTTCCAGTGATATTATTTCCAATGGCAAAATTTTTAGCTTTTTTTAATGCTTGTCTAATTTGATTTTTAATCTTACTTTGTTTTGGTTTTTCCAGTTCATCTAAGTTAGATAAAGTTATTTGACCTATTGAAGAAGTTGTACCAATCTTTTCATCATCACTGCTTCGATGAATAGTTGTCTCAAAAGTATAACTTCCTGCTTTACCACATCTTTTTGTCTGTACATAGTATTTTCTCACAATTCTTCCTTTAGACCCTCTTATTCCTTGTTTTAAGGTCACGGGAAGAGTAGGGGTTTTTTCGGTGGTACAGGCCATTTATCTTTTTTCTTTATTTATAGGGTGGTGAGGAAATATGCATAGGAGACATTACGTAAGTCATTTATTTCACTGGGTCTAACGACATAGAGGACTCCTCCAATCTCTTCCCATGTGTAATTTCTAAACTTACCCCAGTGATAATTGATACCTCTAAATCCCCATCTTTCGATATCAGTTACGGCAACAAGGGGATGTTGATCATATTGAAGTCGGGGAGTTTTAGCAGTGTATAGAAAAGTATAATACTGTCCTACATCGGGAACTACCTCTACATCTTTTAATGTATCCATGATCAGAAGCATCTTCTCTTCAGGATCAGTTAGTTCTTTCAATTCATCCATGATAGGTGCAATTCTGTTATCACCTACCTGTTGTTCATATTGTTCAAAGTAACCTTCTAATTCATCTGCCATTATAAATTCCTAGTTCTTGTTCAGTAATAATTTTAAATTCAATTTTTCTATCATTACAAAACTCTCTTGCTGCGGCCCATTTAGCTGTATTTACGGCATAGGTTTTACATTCATAGAGATATGATTGAGTCACTTTTTTTCTTTTCTTAGGAGGTCGAGTTTGTTTCTTGGGTTTTACCTCAATCACATAAGTTTTGATTTGACCTGTACTTTCCTTGACTTTTATAATAAAGTCGGGATAATAACGATGAAACCGATTATCAACAGGGGAGATATATTTAATAAAAAATTCTTCACTTCCCCACTCCAGAATATTTTCATTTAGGTCACAATAGTTGCAGAATTTGGTTTCCCAAGTACTACGACATATAATATTATTTGGATTTCCCTTGTATTTTTTGGGA